TGCTACGCCTTTGGTGGCGCCGCGTGCCTGTCCGCCAACTGTGATGTGCTCGCCGCCTGGGCCACGAGCGCAGCGCTGACCATCACTCATGGAACGTACGACAACCACATGCTGATCATCGAAGTCCCGGCAGCGTCGATGGATCTGGCCAACAAAGAAGACTGGCTGACCATCAACTTCACCGACCCGAGCACCGGCGCCACCGGAAATGTGACCATTACCGCCATCCTACAGCCGCGGTACAGCCACAACCGGATCGCTACGGCCCTGGCGTAAGCCCATAATCGGCGGCCATATCGGCGCCACTTTCGGGCGGTCTGGAAAGATGATCGTCCACTTCCGCGGAAAGGAAGAAAGCCATGCCCAACTACAACGCAAGCACCATCGCAAGGATCGGAGATCTGGTCAACGGCATCCGTGTGGATACCTCAGTTCTTGCGAACGCCACCTATCTTGCCGGCACCCAGGTTGAGATTTTTAATGTCGTGGGCCGCGTCAAGATCCACAATCTCTTTGGTGAGGTGTGCGTGATCTGCTCCAACAACGCCACCGCGCTGCTCTTCAACTACACCAGCACAACCCCGTCCATCGCCGTGCAACCCCTTTGCGGCGCGTCCGGCAGCATGGCTCAACTGGCCGTCGCAGAGCGCGTTTGGTGGGTGGGCGGTGCTGTAGCGACTGCCGCAGTTCTGACCGCAACCCCCGGAATCAGCGACATCGTTGCTACCCCGCAGATTGTCGGCAGCGTGACCTCCGCCGGGGCGAACGCCGTGGGCACCATCGGTATCCTGACGTCGGTGGCGAACCAGGCCAGCGGCTCCACTCGCTTCTCGATCTTCTACACGCCGATGAGCGACGGCGCGTATGTGACGGCAGTTCTTTAGTTTTTTGCTCCACAGTGGATACCAAGAGGGGCGGCCGAAAGATCGTCCGCCCCTGTTTTTAAGGAAAGCCAATGCGCGCCATCCGATACGCGGAACCAGTCATAGAGCCGATATCTCTCGCAGAGTTCAAGCTTCACCTGCGACTTGATTCTGGCAGTACGGCCGACAACATTGGAGAACTCCAATGCTTTGCCATCGGATCACACGCCATCGCCGACAACTACACTACTCACGTAGGGACGGCAATCGATACGCTCGGTTACTCCGTTTTGGTTGTCCTTAATTCTGGAACGAACGGCGCCGGTGGCACGGTCGATACCAAGATCCAGGAGAGCGAAAACGGTACGGATTGGACGGACTTTTCCGGCGGCGCCTTTACTCAGGTCACCGAAGCGAACGACAACGCCATACAGGAAAAAGCATACACTGGGTCCATGCGGTACATCCGCACGGCATCGAAGGTGCTTGTCGGCGCGTGTGTATTCGGCACCACGGCCATCAGGTTCGCCGCATCCTCCGAAGAGGATAGCCAGCTTACCGATTGCATCCAAGAGGCCCGCGACCACATCGAAGACATTACCAGGCGCGCACTGCTGACGCAGACCTGGGATGTTTACATCGATGGCTGGCCCAGCGCTAACAGCATCAAGTTGCCCTTCGGGAACCTGCAATCGGTTACCCATATAAAGTACACTGACAGCACCGGGGCGATCACCACGATGACTGTCACGACCGACTATCTCGTCGAAACCAATGGTGAACAGTGCGGCCGGATCGTGCTTCCGTATGGCGAATCCTGGCCATCGTTCACGGTTTACCCGTCGAACCCGATCACGATACGCTTTATTTGCGGATGGACGGCCGCGTCAAGTCTTCCGCGAAAGATCAGGGCGGCATGCAAGCTGATAGCCACCGACCTTTGGCAGAACAGAGAAGGCAAGCAGTTCGGCGGTGCCGGCTCGGACTACCGCGTGAATGTGGCCGTCAATGATTTACTGGCGAGCGCCAGGCTTTGGGATGAGGTCGTATGATCAGGGCCGGAGATCTCCGACATAGGATCACGCTTCAGCGCGCATCCGAAACCTCCGACGGTATGGGACCAGGCGGGGCCATTACATGGTCCGACATCATGACCGTGTGGGCCGAACGCTGGAACGTCTCCGGTGCCGAGCGGGTAGAATCCGCCCGCACCAAACAGAACAGCATCGCCCGCTGGCACTGCCGCCACAACGCCGCGATAGTGCCGACGATGCGGATTAAATGGGTGAACGCCGGAGTCACGCACTACCAGGAGATCCTGGCCGTTAACCCGCTTGACCAGCAGAACCGGGAAATTGAGATTTTGGCGGAAGAGAAGATTTAGATGGCATACGGTTTAGGCGAAAAGATAGAGAATAAACTTAGCCCCATACTTGCTGGCAAAAAGAGAGCCGCTCGCATGTCACACAAATACGAAAAAAAGAGTAAGCACAGGGCCGAAAGGCGCAGGGCAAACAAAGATTTTGATTGTGTCCCGGCATACAACCGCCATCACGGCTGGGAGTGGTAAATATGAGCCTCGCAAACGTAACCATAAATTGGGATGCCCGGGCCTACACCCGCGAGGTTGAGGCTGCTCTCAATGAAGTGGTCCGCGAAGGCGCCCTGCGCACCGAAGAAGACGCCAAGCGCAACCTGGAGCGCATGGCCCCCGACAGCACCGGCACGCTCGCAAGCCAGATCGCGGTCAAAGCCAGCCAGTACAAGAACGGTGGATGGCTCGTAGAGGCCCAGGGGCACGGCAACTATACAAAGTTTTATGCTTCCTTCGTAGAACTCGGGACCAGCAAAATGGAAGGTCTCCGATACCTTCGCAACGCCCTGCGCCGCAACAAGTTCCGCATGCGCGCCATGCTCCGGCAGAAATTCGGCGAGGTCCGATGAAAGAACTTATTGAATCCATCTATTCGCATTTCGCCACCGGCACCAACAGCCTAAAGACAGCCACGGCTGGCCGCTTGGAGTACGGAAAGGGCGTTGATGGGTGGACCGATAACTTTGCGACCTACCAGGCCAACAGCGCGAACGCCGACGATGCTTTTCGGACTTCGATGGATGAAACCTACTGGCAGATCAACCTATTTTCGTCTGTGCGCGAGACGTGCTTCGACCTGCTGTCCTACGCCACATCGCTTTTTGACAACGCAACCCTGACCGTGACGAGCCACTATCCGGTCTTGATCCATAAGGAAAACGTCGTTCCGCCCATCTGGAACGAGCAAGACAATCTTTGGCAGGCCACAATCGAATTTCGGTGTCGGCTGCAACACACGTAAAGGAGTGAACCATGGCTTTATCTTATCAAGAAGCTGCAAATGCCGCCGTAGTGCTAAACTACGGAGCCGGAACCCAGGCTATCGTGGCCGGCCTTAATACCTTGAAACTCCCCGGCGGCCAGCGAAACATCATCGAAGTCAAGCAATTCCGCGAGACCTCTCGCCAGTTCGCTGGACAGGCCAGCCGAACCAATCTGGAGTTCGGCGGCGCGGCCGTCTTCAATGACCCGGGCCAACTCCAACTGAAGACCTACTTCGACGCGAACACAAAGTTTGGCCCGGTCGGTCACGCCAACGGGGAATGCCGGATCTACCTGAACGGCACATCCTCTACTCTGCTTTCGTCTGACTTCATGGCGCCGGATACGGCGAACGACTCCGAATCGGTCTATCAGGTCACGGCCTACGACTTCCCGAGCGTGGATTCCGAAGGCATTTTCCCGTTTACTTCGGGTCTCGCGGTCGGCGGTCGGTATGCATTTTTCACGGTCCACAAGACTGCCGCAACCATCGCTTTTGTTGAAGGCGGCGCTGGCGCGGACACCATCACCGATTCCGGCAGCGGATTCGTGACGGCTGGATTCACCGCCGGTATGACCCTGATCGTTGAGGGAACCGCCAGCAATGATGGTATTTATCTCATCGATACTGTGATCGCCGGCACCATCACGCTAACCACGGCCATGGACCTCGCGGACGAATCGGCCGGAACATCTTTCACGCTCCACGGCGGCAAGTAGTCCAGGCCCTGCTTGCTCGCCAACGGCCGGCCCCGGCCTCCGCCCCGGGGCCGGCCTTCTCATAAAATAACGGGGGAGACGGTAGAGGAGGAGATCAAGTGCCAATCATCCAAAAAGAGACTCAAGCCTGGTTCGACTACCCCGACGACGAGTTCGGCGGCAAGGCCCTGATTCGGCTACCCAAGGGCGGCGAATTGAAGTCCATCCGTGAAAAGACCAGCGAAGTGGCCACCTACGCCGTGAAAGCGTTTCGGGAGACCGAGACCGTATTCCGTCAGCGCGGGCATCGTGAAGCGGTCGCTGTCGCAGTCGTCAAGGATTGGCAGAACTTTTTCGACATGGAGCACAAGCCTCTGGAATGCAACCGGGCCAACATCCTGATGATGTGTCAGGAAACCGGATTCCACGAGTTCATCGACGAGTGCTTGGCGCAGTTGGAAAAGCAGGCCGAAAAGCAGGTCAAGGCCGAAGTAAAAAACTGATCGAGCTGGCCGAGTGGCTGGCCGAAGCCGGCCGGCTCGATTGCGAGGCCTGCAAGGAAAAATACAAAATCGGGCAATGGGACAACGGCCCGACGCTCGAAGCCAAAAAGAAAGGGCCGCCATGCGGAACGTGCGTCAAGGGGAAAATGCCAGACGTCGAACCGGCAAACGAAGCGGCTCTTTTCTTGTTCCAGCGCACGGGCGGCGAAGATGGAATATCGCCGCAGGCCCTGGAAGCCAATATGCGGATTTACGGCATCCGCGCGCGTGATCGGGCAGAGACCGCCGAGCGCGTGAGTGTTATGGCCGGGAAGTACATGCAGCGCATGAGGGCGATAAGGGAAGAGGAAAGAATCAATGCCCAAAGTGGCGACGGCCTACGTAACTATCAGAGCACGCCTCGACCAGCTCGAAAAAGATTTATCAACCGCTAAAAGCATGACCATCAAGCGGTCTACCGAGACCGCTACAGCGGTCAGCAACGCTTTTAAGGGTGTCGTGGCCTACTTCGGAGTCTCGCAAATCAAAGCCTTCGGCACCGAAATTTTCAACACCGGAAAATACGTCGCTCGCCTCGAAAAATCCTTTGCCGAGATAACCGGCAGCACGTCGGCGGCGAACAAAGAGTTTGCTTTTCTGCGTGACACATCCGATCAACTCGGGCAGAACTTCTACGACCTGGCCGACGCTTACAAGGGCATCGCCGCAGCATCCAAGGGCACGACCTTGGAAGGCCAGCAGACCCGCGATATCTTCGTGGCCATCACCAAAGCATCCGCCTCGCTCGGGCTCACGGCCGACGATACCCGGGGCGCCCTGACGGCCATCCAACAGATGATGAGCAAGGGCAAGGTGAGCGCCGAGGAGTTGCGCGGACAGCTGGGCGAACGTCTCCCGGGCGCCTTCAACCTCATGGCTGAAGCCATGGGTGTCTCTACGGCCCAACTCGACAAAATGCTTAAAGACGGCGAGGTGCTGTCTGAAGAAGCCCTGCCAAAGTTGGCTGCCGTGCTCGAGGGCCGCTACACCGGCGCCGTAGACGACGCCACCAGGGCCAGCAACAAGCTTGCCGAGGCCTGGACGGACATAAAAAAATCCATGACCCAATCCGGCTTCATGGATTCCGCCACCCAGGCGATAAAATCGGTTACCGATGCCCTGAAAGATCCTAACGTCCAGCAGGGCATGCGCGACTTCGCCAAGAACATGGGCGAGATCGTCGCCAGCATGGCCGAGCTTGCGAAATACGCGGGCCTTCGAAGCATAACCGGGACATTCGGCCAGGCCGTTGAATTGAGCAAGCAGGGAATGCTTGACCTTGTTGAGTTTTCGAGACTCAGCTTCACTGAGCGCCAGAAGATGGTTGACGACATCCTTGCCAAACAAGCGGCGATCAACCAGCGGTTCAAGATAGGCCCGCAAACGCCGGGATACCCGACCAGCGATGCCGCATCTCCCCCTCCACCGCGCCCGGGTGTGACATCAGAATCCAAAGAGGAAAAGAAGGCCCGCGAAAAGCGGCTGAAGGAAGAAGAAGATTTCCAAAAAGACCTTCTCGCCATCCAAATCGAAGGCCTCAACGCCTACGATCAGGCCATAATTGACGGCTATGCCGACACCGAAGCGGCCTACAAGGAGATGAAGCAGACGGCCGCCGATAACGCGATAACGTTCGAACTCGATACCTATTTTGCCGACCTGGACAAGCTGGAAGTGGCCAGCAGAGACACGACCGACACCATGGCCGACAATATGCGTGACGCCATGTCCGGGTGGGCATCGAGCTTTTCTTCGACGCTCAACGAGATGGTTTGGAATTCAAAGGCATCCTTCGGCGACATCCTCGAATCCTTCGGCAAGATGATCACGCAGATGATGATCCAAAAGGCCATCGTCGAACCTCTCTTTGGCTCTCTATTCGGCGGATCATCGGCCACCGCAAGCACCGCGACGACCTCCGGATATACCCCTGGGGCATGGGGCGCGGACGGCCTCATAATGGATTCCGGAAAAATCAAATGGAACGCATCCGGCGGCATCGTAAGGCGCCCGACCATATTTCCTCTTTCGGGCGGATCGTGGGCCGGGGCCGGTGAAGCCGGACCAGAAGCGATCATGCCCCTGAAGCGCATCAATGGCAAGCTGGGCGTGGCGGCCGCAGGGGGCGGGACCACGATCAACATCATCAACAACGTGGGCGCCGAAGTAACCGCACAAGAGCGCGAGACAGCCGGCGGCATAGAGATCGACGTGCTGATTGACCAGGCCGTGGCCTCAAAGATGAGCAAGCGCGGAACGGCCAGCAACCGGGCGCTCCGGCAGCACGGCGGCGCTGCGCCCCTGACGGTGAGGTAGTAATGACGACAACCATCGATTGGGAAAGCACTTTGCCCCAGGAGTTGACTACCGACGGCTATTCGCAGAGCGCGGCCGACAACCTACTGCGCACTTCGATGGACACCGGACCCGCCAAGGTGCGCCGCAGGGCCACCAGCGCGCCGCGGCCGGTCGGCGGCACGATCATTATGGATGAGACGCAGCTTGCGACATTCAAGACGTTTTACGCCACCACCATCTTGGGCGGGTCCCTGCGCTTCAATTGGGTGGACCCGGACGACGGCACCACTGCCGTTGAAATGCGTTTCACTTCGCCGCCATCATGGACAGTGCTCGGCGGAGATCTTTACCGGGTCACGATGGCATTGGAGATTTTGCCTTGACCGATGTTTCCTTAAATTTCAGAGGCAGCGCCTACGCCGCAGAGACCGGAGATTTTCCGATTTGTTTGGTGACCATCGACCATGCCGACCTCACGACACCGATCAGGATCAGCACAGACCCCACGGCGCGACTCGTCGAGACCGCTGCGGACATCGTTTATGGGACGCAGAGTAGGGGCAATGATTTTTACTTTTTCCCATGTTCTCTCAAACTCCCTGACGACACCGACGACGGCCCCGGAGAGATGCGGCTCGAGTTCGACAACGTCAATCAGGATTACATTGAGACCATACGGAGTATTGTCGGGCCGCCCACGGTATTGGTGGAAATGGTCATGGCCAGCGACCTGGACACGGTAGAAGCGCAGTGGCCTGAATACTTGCTTCGCTCTGTAAAATATGACGCGGTGATCATAACGGCCACGATGATCATGGAAATGCTCGAAAGAGAAGGATACCCAGCCGGCAGTTTTACGCCGGGGGCTTTCCCGGGGCTATTTTAGGAGGAGGATTTATGGATTTATTGAAAGAGCTTGAAGAATGGTTGGAGCAAGAGCGCAAAAGCTATGAGCGCGGATCTGCTTGCAGCATGTCCGAGAGCATTTATGGGGAGGGTACGATTTCCATGGTCCAACGGAAAATCGCGCAGCTTAAATCGAAGTACGCGGAAAAGGATAGGTAGTTGAGACACTGGACCGACCTATACGCCGGCATCCCCTTCGCCTTCGATGGCCGCGACCGCTTCGGCTGCGACTGTTGGGGGCTTGTCCGACTCGTTTACGAAGAGGTTTTAGGTCGGGGACTACCCATGGTAGCTGGTGCCCTAAAGGACCTCTCATTGGGCTCACTGGCCCGCGTATCACGCGAGATCAAGGCCGGCCTGGACGATTGGGAGCGCGTAGGAGATCCACAAGATTTTGACATCGTTATTTTTCGGCGCGGCCAGGTAAACACGCACGTTGGAATCGTTTGTGGCCGCGGCCAAATGCTTCACGTCATGGAGGGCATCAACTCCACCGTGGAGCCCTACAACGCACCGGTTTGGAAATCGAAGATCTATGGCATCTACCGCTACGCAAAATAGCCTCACGCTAACGACGAGGCCGCTCGCAATATCGGCGCCCATCGTCCGTCAGATCCAGGCCGGCAGAGACATAGCGGCCATTGTCTCTGAGGCCATGCGTGGGCGCGTGAGCGATGCGGTTTGCGTGGACCTGAACGGATACCCGGTTCCGGCCTCGTCTTGGGCGCTGGTGGCGCCAAAGGCCGACGATCATCTGCTGATTTATACCAAGCTGCACGGCGGCGAGGGGAAAAACCCGCTGCACGTGCTTATGACCATCGTTGTTATCGCGGCAGCAGCATATACCGGAGGACTCGCAGCAACTGCCTATGGCCCAATGGCCGGGGCTTTCGCGGCGGCGGCTGTATCCACGGCCGGAATGTTCTTGGTCAACGCCATAGCGCCTGTGAGGCCGGCCGATGCTCGGAATACTTCGTACAGCGACAGCCCGACCTATTCGATAAGCGGTGCTCGCAACGTGGCCGACCCCTGGGGGCCGATCCCTCAACTTCTTGGACGGCATAAGGTTTACCCGCGCCTGGGGGCAAAGACATTCACAGAAATAGAGGGCGGCGACGAATATCTTCGCCTGCTGCTGGTTTGGGGATATTCGCCCATAAGGGTCGGAACGATCAAGATCGGAGATACCCCACTTTCGTCTTTCGAGGGTGTCGAGGTTCGCACCTACCTGGGATATGACGGCGAAGACACGATAGACCTTTTTCCATCACAGGTAGAACAAACGCCGGTCGGAGCACTCGTGGAGTACTCTTCTGGATGGATAACCAGGACGGCGCCGGAAAACGTAGATGAGTTGTCAGTTGACATTTATTTCAACCGAGGCCTGGTCAGAATCGGTAACAGCAGCCGGAGCGGAGCGTTTCGGGCAGAAACTACCGTGACCGCGCAGATTCGCTATCGTGAAGTGGGCACATCGGCCTGGACCTACACAGACGGTACGGTGGCGTTCGCCGAGCAATCATCAGCGACCTATGCGCTCGGCCCCATGGTCCCTGGAAGTTATTACGATGAATTAGGATACCTCGTGCCAGGGGAAACATTTTCAATCTACGCCTGCCACGATGGGGTTATCAGGGCATACGGAGGCAGAACAGAGCGCCCATTGTCTGTGCGAATTGGAGAATACACGACCAGGACGCTTTATGTTGATACCAGCACCGACATCGCTTGGCCAGTGATGGGGTATGATACTGTGACCAATATCATCGACACAGATCGAACGGGCCTGGTGTGCTCGCTGGTCGGCGATCAGGTCAATATCACGGCTGGAACCATAACGATTGAAGAATCGGCATGGACAGCAAAAAGCCCGGAAGTGCAACGATTCTCTCAACGCTGGAAGGTGGACCGGACGAAGGCCTATGAGGTGGCCATCAGCCGCGTGACCGAAGATTCCGTCGATGATATGATTTTTGACGAAATGACTTGGCAGTACTTGCGCGGCACGCTCAACGATAACCCCATCAACTTCGAAAAGCACTTGACGGTAACGGCTTTTCGAATCAAGGCCACCGAACAACTTTCCAATGTGATCGACAACGTCAACGCGGTTTGTGATTCATTCGTTCCGGTTTGGGACGGATCGACCTGGAGCACGTGGGGTTATAGTAGTAATCCGGCAGCTCTTTTCCGCCACGTTTTGACCGGCAACGCCAACGCCTTGAAGCGCACGGCGTCACAGATAAATGACGATCAGTTGGCCGACTGGTTCGATGAGTGCGAAGATCGCGGGTACAGCTTCAATATGTACCGTGATTTCCGCGCATCGATTTGGGACACCCTGATGGACGTGGCCGTTGCCGGCAGGGCCGCGCCATCGATCATCGACGGCCTGTGGATGGTGATCAATGATTATGATGGCCGGCCCATTTCGCAGCATTTCACCCCGCGCAACTCCTGGGGCTTTTCTTCCGAGAAAATGCTTTTTGATATGCCGCACGCCCTGCGGGTAAAATTTGTGAACGCGGACGCCGATTACGAATGGGACGAGCGCATAGTTTATTCTGATGGCTACACCGAGGCGAATGCAACGCTTTTCGAGAGCATCGAATTCCCAGGGGTGACGGACCCGGATTTGATCTATCGATTTGCGCGCTACCATCTGGCGCAGATGATCCTCCGGCCCGAGACGTACTCCTTTTATTGCGACTTCGAGCACCTTGCCTGTCGGCGCGGGTCCATGATCCATTGCGGCCACGACGTTCCTAAATGGGGTACGGCCTGGGGCCGCGTCAAATCTATTTCGGTAACAGAAGAAACGACAGAGGACGGGTTTTTCGACGACTCCGGCGGCGTGGCCTTCGACGACTCCGGCGGCGTTGAATTCGATGGCGGCACCGTTGGCGGGACCATAATCAGTGTCACGCTCGACGAAGAGTTCGCCATGCTGGCCGGCACCTCTTACGCCTGCCGGTTCCGCAAGGCAAACGGTGACAGCGTCGTTCTTTCGGCCACGTCGGTCACCGAAGACACTGTGACATCGACATTCTACGTTGATGGATCGGTTCCGGCGTCCTACGGCCCGGCGGTGGGCGATCTCGCCATGTTCGGCGAGGCCACATTGATGACCGCCCGGCTGCTGGTTAAAAGCATAACCCGCACGAAAGACTTTTGCGCTCTTTTGACCTGTGTGGATCTTGCGCCATCGATTTACAACGCCGACACGGAATCAATCCCGGCATTCAACACGCGAATCACTGGCCCGGTAGACATCACACGCCTTGCGCCGCCAGCACCATCGATCAGCAATGTGGAGAGCGGGACCAGGGCACTTGAGGTGACCGGGGCACTCATCCGAGCCCGGATTCTGGCGACCGTAGCCCCGGCCACCAGCAGCACAATCCGCATCGGAAAATATCGCCTGCGCTACCGGGCCACAGGAACGACGAGATGGAGCCAGGTCGAATGGCCGGCAGATGTCGGTGTGACCGGCATCATCAATGGCGTGATAGAGGGTGAATCCTACGAGATTGCCGCCCAGGTGGTGAGTGTCTACGGGGTGGCTTCGGACTGGTCCTCATCTGTCTTTGATGCCGTAGAGGGCCAGAGCGAGGACCCGGCGGATGTGGAAGACTTCGGTTGCAACATCGTCGGAAGCGAAGCGCGGCTGACCTGGACGGCAAATACCGATCTTGATTTATCTCATTACCGCATCCGATGGAGCCCGCTCACGGTCGGCGCGACCTGGGCGAATTCGGTTGACGTGGTGGCCAATGCCGGACCCACAACCAGCATTGCCGTGGCTGCCATGGTGGGCACCTACATGATCAAAGCGGTTGACCGCTCGGGCCGCGAGAGCGCAACAGCATCGACCGCCAGCACCAATATTGCTGGTATTGCCGGGTTAAATTTTGTCGAGGAGTTTTCGCAGATCGACCCATCGTGGAGTGGTACCGGAACAAATGTTTCCGCGTCGGTGGCCATGGGAGGGCTCGTGCTCACCGATCCGGAAACCGAGACAGGCACATTTGAATTTACCGGCTACGTTGACCTTGAGGCCGTTTTTACTTCGCGCCTTACGGCATCACTTTCGATCAGCGGACAAGACACCGCCTCCGATCTTTACGACCTGACGGACCTTTACGAGGCCGAAAACCTTTATGGTGCCCAAGAGAGCCAATACAACGTTGAGCTTTATGTGGCAACGACCGAAGACGATCCGGCTGGGACACCGACATGGAGCGCATGGAAGCCGTTCTTGGTCGGAGATTATACTGCCAGGGCCTACAAGTTCATGGCGCGCCTTTCGGGTACGGCCCCGAGCATCACGCCCATTCTTGAGGCCGTGACCGTGACAATCGACATGCCCGATAGGGTGGTGCCGTTCAGCGCGGACGTGCTGTCTGCTGGCTCCAGGGTGGCCTTCTCGCCGGCTTTCTTCGCGGTACCAGAGATCGGCATATCGGTCTTTAACGGAGAGGAAGCGGATTACTACACCATCACCAACCTGGACGAAACCGGGTTTGATATTGCTTTCACAAACGGCGGGGCGGGAGTGGCGCGGACCATTTCTGGCGTCGCCAAAGGATACGGAGTACTCGAAACATGAGCCAGGTAACTAACTTTGAAATCCCAGGGTCTCCGCTCGACATGGCGACCCTCGCCGAAACGCTCGAAGACGACTTCGCGGCGGTCGCCAGCCTGAACCGCGGAACCAGCGCGCCATCGAATCCTTTCGCCGGCATGTGCTGGAACGATACCTCGGCAAGCCCGGTCATATCGATCAGGATTTATTCTGCCACCTACGGATGGGTGACGCTCGCCACGTACAACGACACGACCGGCGCCGTTCTTTCGTTTGGTGGCCGCACCATTGGCGGAACATCGGCTGGAGACATCCTCGACAACAACAGCTCGCAGACTGCAACCAATAAGCGGTTTACGGGGCCACGGCTCAATGAGGATGTGGCTTTAGGATCGACGTCCACAGAGATCGATCGGCTTTGCGACGACGCCACGGCCACGGCCGCCGAAGTATCTCAATTGCACAACCAGGGCGCGCTGGCCGCTGACTTTGCAAAGCTGCATGCGATCACCAAGAGCGCCGCGCAGATCGATGCGAATATGCCGACGAATGCGGCGCTGTCTTCGACCAATTCTGGAAGCGTTACAATCCCAAATACTGGAGTAGCCGTTGTTAGCCTTGTTGTTGGGAATCTTGTGGTTGGCGACATAGTTTTAGCAGTAGGAAACATAACCGCCGAAAAAGGAGCAACCGCTGGCGCTGTAAGTGCAAATCTCTACGGAACAGGAACGGCGACTTATGACATGGGGGCAACAGAGGGATTTATAGGCAGCGACGGAAGCATACCAATAGGAGAGTTTTGGTATAAAAACGTAACCGGAATATTCGTGATAACCGGTAACGGCTCTTTCGGTCTTAATCTATATTCAGTTAGCGATGGAAGCAATTCAACCGCGGGAGTTGGTTCATGTGGTATCCATGCGGTATTTTTGCGAAAACAATAGAAGGGATTGGTGAAATGAAAAAGCTATTTCTTCTCACGATTATCATGCTCCTGGCTATCGTGCCGGCGGCTCTCGCGGCCGGAACCGTAACGGTCACGCAATATCAGCTATCTGCTGATAAAAACCAGCTCGTTATCAAGCTGGCCTGTGTCGGAGACGCGAACGATGGTTCGGTGCCGGCGACCACAATCAACACGGCGGCGATCAGCGCCGGCCTACCTAAAGAGTACCAGGCCATGGGCTTTTATTTGATCGGCGTCTATGTCGTGGTGGGCACGACCGCGCCGGATGTCGCAGACATCGCCATCACAGATGCGCTTGGCGTTTCGCTTTACTCCCAGGTGGGCATCATCCCTATAAGTGGCACGGCCAAGGGAACGGTGCCGAAGGCCGAGCCTGTTAATTCGGTGCTGACCCTGACCGTGACGAATCAAGCCACTGTCAGCGCGACCTATGACATTTACATTAAATTGGGCCGGTAAGAGGTGACCATGAAAAGAATACTTCTCTTTGTTCTGCTGATTCTGGCGCTTTGCTTCGGCAACGCCTTCGCGCTGCCTCCGGACGGGACCGGCGGATGGGTGGATGATGGGGAAACGACCACGACCGATAGGGCCGTAGGTATCGGCATTTCAGGGCCTATCGTCGGGCAAGCCGATTGCTCCACGATCACCAGCGGCATGTGCATCGATTCCGACGACCATCAAGTATATCGATGGGACGGCGATAGCGTAGAAAATCTGAGCGCCGGCGGCACCGACGAGATCGTCTATCAGGCCAACTGCGCCACGATCACAAACGGCTTTTGCATCGATACCGACAACGGCGATCTCTACTATTGGGACGGCGACACGGTAGAGCTTATACCATTTACCGATCTTGACGGTATGCCCGGCGACGATACCGACAACGATAAACTCGATGGTGAGCTGGTTTCGCCCTCCGTCGCGCAGACTCAGACCGTGGATGATTCCGGCGGGGTCGGCCCGGCATCCGGCACCATTACTCCGACACCCGGGATTATGCTGGCCCATCTCTCCCTGACATGCTCGGACGCGGAAGGCTGCGCGATGACGCTGGGGGAAACCAACATCGTGGACGGCCAGACACTGAGCATCCTCAACGTCTCTGCCAACGCTTGCACTTTTGCTGATTCAGCAGGAGTTCAGGAGTTGGGCGCAGCCGCCTCGCTCGGACAGTACCAGGGCATTATTGTTCAGTACCGCACAGACCGATGGGTAGAGATCAGCAGGACCGCGCCAAACGGTAGCCAGGTTGTGTTTACTCCTGCCAGTAATATCGAGGCCACGAACGTTCAAGCCGCTATCGAGGAGGTCAACAGCGAGCGCCAACCGCTGCTAGGGACTGCTGGAGCCGCCAGTTTTTGGATGATTCAAGAGACTGCGGGCGGACTTCAAGGCCTTGGAACTCATGGCACCTGGCGCATGTTCTACAACGATGGCGGCACTGGGAGTGGTGCCGGAGTCAAGGACTTTGCCATCGGCTCAATCGGAACTTCCATCGAGAGCAATGGAACCGCTGGTGCCCCCATCTGGCGGCTGATGACTCCATTCTACCAATCCGCAGATGACCCCACGGTCAACGACGATGTGACCAACTTCCGGGAAGGCACCATTTGGCAGAACACTACTGATAATGACCGCTTCCAGCTTGTTGACGGAACTGACGGCGCAGCCGTTTGGGTGTCTATGGCAGCCGGGGAAGGCATGACCAACCCCATGACCACAGCCGGAGACATCATCTATGGTGGTGCTTCTGGAACGCCAACGCGGCTGGCCAAGGGCGCCAATAATTCAGTTCTTGGCGTGAACGGTGCTGGTACGCTTGGGTTCTATACCAACTTCAGAAGCGATGATTCAGCGGCTCAGTTCAACGACAACACCGACGCGACCAAATTACTCCAGATTGTTCTGGACAACATCACGACCGGAACTACGCGCACCCTTGACACCGGGGATTACAACAGCCAGTTGGTCCTCGCAACCGACGTAGATGCTTCCGGCCATCCCCTCGGTGACGATACCGCATACAATGAAAGCACATGGAACGCAGACACCCGCGTTCCGACCAAGAACGCCGTGCGCGATCAATTCGAAGCAGAGCCAGCGGCGACACGGACTTTGACTAATAAGACCTTGGATGCCAACGGCACAGGCAACGTGCTCAAGGGCTACGGCTATATTACGCTGGCTGCCCCAATGGTTTTCGGTTCTGCCGTAACGCAGCAGACCACGGCAACATCGAGAGTCTACGGCCAAGCGCTCTTTGCTGATGACGTTGAGGCCAATAACTATGTGGAGTACATCCTTGAAGTTCCCCGCGATCTGGATACGTCCGTTGATCTTCTGGCTTACTTCAAGTTCACGCTTGGTGGCGCTGACACGGCAGACCACGATTATGTAATCACTATGATCGACATCGCGGACTCAGCAGACAACGCGACTGCTGCCGCTGATGCCGTGAATCTGGCCTATACCGCTGACGGCAGTGGCGCTTCCGGAGATGTTGAAACAGCTGGCGGTAACACTCTGACTGGCTGGGCGGCAGCTCTTACTCCTGGGTCCAAGTGGATCATTAGAATCACCAGGGACGGCGACGACGGCACCGATGATGCTTCGACGGTGGATTCTTATTCTGGCCCTCTGACCATCCGTTACGGCTTCACGCAGTAAAGGAGGCTTTATGAAAAAACAGCTTTTACTCCTGGCCGCACTTCTCTGCTTCGCTTCTCTCGCCTGGGCCAATTTCGGCTATCAGATTGTTGAGGGTCCGGTGGTGGTGGCTGCCCCCGCTACATCCTACCTTGTGGAAGAAAATGCAGAAGGCACTGGGACCCCATCAGGGTGGGCCGATACAGGAACTCATGATTGGGATTATACGACTACTGCTTTGAGGGGTTCACAATCGTTATCTATTACAGAAAACTATGGGACCACAACCTCTCCCACTTTTTCGGCAACTGCTAACGTAAACGCTTTTATCCGCTTCCGAACAGACAGCATACCTGCGTCTTCGTCAGCAACATTTCTGCAAATTAGAGATGGCTCAACGGTGTTATGCTATCTTCGATTAATAGCCGGAACCGGGGTAATTCGCGGCTATCATGGCACGGCGTACGGGGCAAGCTCCGCAATCAGTGTTGACACCACATACTATATTTGGGCTGAGTATGCTTCGGGATCAGGGGCAGATGGGACGCTGGATGTGTATATTGATACAGATAATACAAAACCCGCAAGCCCATCCATATCGGTCACGACAGGCACTACCTCCGGCGATCCTGACAACATCAAGTTGCTAAAAGACAATGGCGAGGCTCACAACTTTATATTCGACCAAATTATAGTGGATGACGCGACAATAGGTGATGTCGATGCGTAAAATCGCGTGCTGCATATTACTACTTCTTTTATTTAATCCAGATACATATGCGGCGAATCACTACTTTACCGGACTTCCTATAACGTCGGATGGCTGGACGGATTTCGACACCCTGACAGATACCGGCTACTCGACGGCGCGAGTAATCTTCGTTGCCGACGATGGTAATGATGGCACCGCGCAGATCTACGGAATCGGAGATGTGACATTCGACTCAAATGGAATTTTCCAAGCGCCCGTTGGAGTTGCCCCATATCTTACGATCACTGCCGCCTATGCCCAGGTCCGCGATGGATACCCGGATATTTTATTGCTAAAACGTGGAGATACTTGGACAGAAGCATTCGCAACTGGAAGTATAGGCCGGTGGAATAACTCAGGCCCATCGTCAACAGTCCGTCAGATCTTGGCATCTTACGGTTCGTCAGGCGACAGACCCCTCTTAAACATAGGAATATATAGCGGGTGGCAGACGGAAGGCACGCCGGATGCAAACAACGTAATTATATCCGGCATCCAATTTTACGCCCATCTATGGGAATCTTCCACTGAGGGTCGGTGTGTCAACCTATTAGGCACGTCAGAAGAAATATTGTTTGAAGATTGCGTGTTTAACCGCAACACGAACTTGGTTCAAGGGTATCCAGAAGGCAGTCGGCACACGAACATAGCTTTTAGGAGATGCCAGTTCATCGAAGGTAAAAGTGGCGAACTGACAGCATTCACCCTTGGAGGATATGGAGTCGATGGTCTACTTATCGAAGAGAATCTTTTCTACAAACCAGTTGAGGGAAACCGGCACCTTTATCTTGATAACGGCCTGAACAACGCAACCCCCAACACGCTCATACGCGGCAATATCATGTATGTGTCGCAACGTTCGGGCATTTCAGCGCGTGCCGGGGGATCGATTGAAAAAAATCTGATCGTGCAAAATGATCTGGTGCTTGTCGGACAGCACGGTAGCACCCTTGAGGGTGGCATCATTAGTGGCATAATCAGGGATAATGTGTTTTTAGAGTCCGTAGAAATCGCTGGAAACACCGATGGCGATGGTGAATGGGGGCTGTGGTTGAAAAACAACGACGGCTCTTTAATCAGTGATAATATCTGGACCGATCCAACAGGCATGGACGCTGGCGGTGGTTTTGCAATTTATATCAGCGGTGGGGATACCGTCCACGTTGGGAAAAATCTGACCGTTCAAAATAACATTGTGTATGGCCGCTCGACTGCTGCCGGGGCAAGTCAAGCAATTCGTTGGGAAAGTGATTTAACGGACACGTCCGGGTGTGTTTTTTCGGGCAACGATATTCAGATGGTAAACGGGTCGGATTATATTATCCGGCACGCATCTGGGAGTATAACTGCTGGAATCACCTATTCAAACAACAGATATTATAGCTCGGAAACCGAAAGCACTTGGTTTGCTCCAGGGGGTGACCTTTCCGGGTGGGTATCAGCCAGCGGAGAGACTGGGGCATCAAATACACAGGTCACATACACCGACGCAACCCGCACGCTAAAAACCTACAACCAATCCCTGGGGGGAACTGCCACAACAGCCGCATTTATGACCAGTGCGCTTGGGCAGGCACGGTATAATTGGGACACAGATCTAACGGCTTACGCCGCGATTAACTATATCCGGGCAGGATTTGATAAGACCGCTATCGCGGCAGAGTGGCAGGACGTACGTCCAGCCAGATCAGTCGGCACCGGCCCATCCGCAACGATAGGCACCGGGCCGGGGTTTACGCTACAGTAGGAGGAAACGTGAAAAAATGGCCCTTGATCCTATGGAGCATCCTCGCAGCCCTGGCGCTGTTCGGGTTGGTGGGTCTATCTTATGCCGCCCAGGTCACACTGCAATGGGACGCGAACAACCCCACGCCTGACGGCTATCGGCTCTACCAACGGGAGCATGGCGGGAATTACAACTATTCCGCGCCGTCCTGGACCGGAACGAGGACCACGGCCACGATCTACGATCTGGCCGACAACACGGAGTACTATTTCGTAGCCCGGGCCTACGTCGGGACCCAGGAGAGCGGCAACAGCAATGAGGTTCTTTTCGTGAGCGCAACGCCGACCCCGACCCCAACGCCTACCCCAGCGCCGACCGTTGAGCCTACGCCAACACCCACGGCCACGCCAGCGCCGCCAAAGGGCTTCGTACTGCTCAAAAACGATGTCCCGATATACGAGATGGCCCCCGGGGAATATTTCGTCTACGACATGGGCAAACTGTGGATAGTGACCGTCCAGCCCGATGAATCCCAGGCGCCCTATTCCGGCAACATCATCACGAAGACATTCCACCGAGAAGGTTGCCGTTATCACGATTGCCTTTCCTGTACCGCTCGATTTGCCACACCTGAAGAGGCTGTGGCCCAGGGATACAAACCATGTGGAGTGTGTAAACCATGAGAAGAATTTTATCGGCGGCAGTCCTTTTAATCCTCATCGCATCCCCGGCTTACGCCAGACACTACGGATGCACGTCGCACCTGGGCGGCATATCCGGGACCGATCTGGACGCCCTCGACATCACCGGGGCGAGCGATCCCAATCCGAGCAACCTCGCGGACGGAGACACGGCCCAGGTTGCGGTTTTGAGCGGAACGACCGGAACGCGCTATGACTACGTTTTCGACGCCGACGGCACCACGGCAGAGGATGCCACTTATTTCACGGTTATCAGGCCGGACGACTTCGCCACTGCCGGAGTATGGCGACTCGTGGGACTTCCTATTCAAATGCTTCCGGCGACAGTGGCGCGGCTTACGGGGACGATCAACGCCGATGAGATCATGGTGGCCTATGACAGCAACACGTTTTTGACCCTGACCGGCGCAGAGTTTAAGGCGGCCTATTCTATCGGGAGCCTGTCGGCGCTCAACGCTGGCACCATGACGGACGGCCTTTATTGCACATATACCGCTGGAGTCGGCATCGTATGCAATTCAACCGGCGGGACAGGCGACATAACGGGGATATTGGATGACGACTCGGGAGACGTTCCGTTTTTATATCAGGCATGGACGGCCTTCGGAGCCGCTGACGCGACCCCGGATGTATCGGCGGCAGAACATTATTCCACTGCCGACACGACCACAATCACCGGATTTGACCACGGTGGCAGTGCGATCACCGCGGGACGACGCCTGCGGGTGCGATGCGATTATGCGACAGTATTTGACCTTACCTCGTCCGAAATCACGGCGGCCAATCGGAGCACGGATTATACCTGCGTTGTGGGCACAGTGCTGGACTTCGTTTATGGCACCGATCAATGGTATGCCCTGAATATCCCCGACGCCTACCAAACGCTGTCATCAAGCGGTATCGTGGTAAACAATTCCGGCTCCCCCCTGGCCAGATCCATCGCCAACGGCGACGGCATCACTTTTACAAACGGCGATGGAGTGGCGGGCAACCCTACCCCGTCCGTGGCCTACCCAGTTCTGCAATCGCGCACGATCAGCGACCCGGCAGATGCCGACGATTACAACTGGTTCCAGGCCCCGGAAGCGATCACGGTCTCCGCGGTTAAATGCTTCGCAGAAGGATCAACGCCATCGATCACGGCCGACCTACAGGAGTGCGACAGCGCCGGCGCCAACTGCGCAACCATTTTGAGCGGCGCCATAACCTGCAATGGAGGTTGGGACGCCGGGACGGTATCTGATACAGCCATCGCCGCCAACGGCACCCTGCGCATCCTCCTGGGCGCTCCCAGCGGCACGGTTACGGCGGTCACTGTCCAGGTGGAGGGCACGCGATGAACCGGCGCGACTTTTTAAGGCGGGCCTTCGCGGCTGGTGGTATCGCGGCTCTGGCCGGCTTCGGGTTATCTCCACGGGCCATCGCTGATTTCGTGCGCGGTTCTGGCGGCTCGGCGGTCAGCACCCTTGGGCACGACCCGGGAACAACGCCCGGCTCAACCGGAACAGCGGTCGGATCGTTCGCCCGTTTTGTGGCCGGGGCGAATTTTTCTGCTGTGTCGCTTTCGGCGTACTTTACCGCCAGCAGCCGGTCGTGGATCGGCGGGGTTTATGCCGATGATGCCGGGGAACCAGGGGCGCGTCTCGCGGTGACATCCACGGGCACCACGGTTGCGAACGCCTGGAACTGCCTCGCTCTGACAGCATCGTTGAGCATCGTTTCCGGAACTCCATACTTCATTGGCTGGCTGGCCGATAGCGGAACCTCCATCGGGTACGGCTATACTGCCGGAACGAATACCCGCTGGAGTTGCAGCGACACATATCCGACATTGTCGGACCCGTTCAACGGCGCCTCGACGACTGCGCGCGAGCTCGGAGTATTTATATCAAGCGAAGGGTGCTGATAATGATGGCCCACATGCGAAATCTACTGGCAGCAATAGCGATTAGCTTCGCTCTGTTTGGCGCGGCCAGCGCCGATACAACCATATCATCGGATAATTTTGACGACCTGGACATCTCCGATTGGACAGTTGGTAACTGCGTGGCCAGCTCTGAAGACACTTATGACGGAAGTGCCGGGGCCGTTAAATGCACGCACTCGGGTACGGTGGTACTTTATAAGGCCATCACTCTGGCGACCATGCAGGGGTATGCGACCGCTGAAAATAATGTTCCCATCCGGCTATCCTATCGCTTTAAGATCGCCTCCACGTGGCCTCAGGATGGCGGGTCATCGTGTTATGAAGCTGGAGTCAAGTTCGCTCGGCTCAGACAGGCCGACCAAGCCATACAGATCGAGGCTTTTTGGGATTCAGGATTGGCTTGCGTCAACAGCGAACCGCTCACCGTGCGCGGAGTGGTTTACCATAATTCAGATTTGGACGGCAGCTGCACCCTGACATCATCTGGTTCATACGGTTCCGCGCAGACGTTCAATAGGGGCAATTGGGTTCTGATCGTCATCACGTACAAGCTGAACGACATAGGTTCGGCAAACGGTTATCTCCACATCGACATGGACGGTACCAGGGTGTTGACGCGGGATAACCTCGTCATGCGCTGTTCGGTGGGATCGGCTTATAATTTGTTCTACATCCCTAGTAACATCGGAGATCCGTCTCCATTGGCCGTATCATATACCGATAATTTCCTTCTTGAAGCGGTTGACGGTGAACCGACACCGACTCCCACGCCAACGCCGACACCGACGCCAACCCCAACCCCTACCCCGACACCATCGGGGGCAAAGTTTAAAATCGGTGAGGGATTCATGGCGAATGGATTCCGATGGATTTTTGAATAGCAAAGGGATAATTCATGGCGCTCACAGAACAGGACATCGAACGAATCGCGGCAGCAGTAAAAGGCCAATGCCATTGCAACCTTCCCCATGAGGCGCAGGAAGAGCTTGGTCACTTGATGGGCATGGTCAAGGACGTGGGCGGCAACCTTGGTTATTCTGCCGGCATCGAGATCTTGCGTGAGAATAATCGGTTCATTTCCAGATATAAAAAGCGCGGGGAAAAGCTGGGCCTTGCCATCGTAACATTTCTGGTTGTGTCGGTTATGGGCGGCATAATCTACATCGGAAAGATGGGCATTGTTAAAATCGTGGAGGCTATCAGGCTTCCGAGTGGACCGTGAATGGCACAGGGCAACGGATGCGAAAAACCAGACTGCCAATATTACGGGTGGACGTTCGATCCGACCGGGCGCCCCTGGACGTGCCACCACCCGGACAAAAAAAGCGAGCGATGCCCGTATGCTGTTACCTCGCCGCAGACCTCCCAGGCCCCTGTGATCTACCCGGAACTGGAGGAGGATGCGGAGGAAATGCGAAATTGGTATGCGCAGATTGTGAGGCGATGAAGTGAAAGACAACTACCAAAAAGACGAATCCGGAGAGAAGGGCAAGTGCCGCGACTGCACCGGCCGGCACCACAAGCCGGAAAACTACCTGTATCGGTGCGGTGATTGTATTCACCTGAAAGATCGGTTTGAACTCGCATTCAGGCAGGAGGACCGCCATGCTCTGGATAAAACCCACCTGTAAATGCTGCGGACGCAAGCTGCGTTTTAAGGCCGAAGTCTGCCCGGTATGCACGGCGCTGTGCGGGATCGAAAAGAAGGTGCCGGGGATACTTCAAAAGGTGCTCGACTTCATCAAGGCGATAAAATGAAATCAATCAGGTACCGATCAGGCTATAAGTATCAGCTCGCGGGAGAGTACTCCACGACAATCAGCATCAAGTCCGCTGCCGATATCGTCACGCCCTATGTTTCTCTGATGCGTTCCGGCCTACTCATTATCTCTGAGGGGTACGCCTGGGACGGACCGAGCGGCCCTACCATCGACACAAAAAGCTCATTGCGCGGGTCCCTGGTGCACGACGCTTTGTATCAATTGATACGCTTGGGCCTACTGCCGTTAGACATGCGGTGCGCCTGCGACGATGAGGCCCACAAAATATGGATAGAGGATGGAATGCTCAAACCGCGCGCCGACGCTTGGCGCTGGTGCTTAAATCGGTTTGCCGGATTTGCGGCAGAGGAAAAGGATTCGGTGCTGGTAGCGCCATAAAGGAGGTCCTATGCAACAAGACAGCGTTTTGATGAGCGCGGCCCGCGGCCGCTATTCGGTGGTGATCGCCATGGTTATCGGGCTTGTCGCCCAGGTGTGCAAAACTGACATTGCGCCGGAAACCATCCAGCAGGTGGCCGACAACTTTGCCGACCTGATCGTGGTGGCCGGCATGGCCTGGGGCGGAATCGTATCTTTGTGGAGCAAATACCGGGCGAAGAAATCCGAAGCGATAGCCAAGGAGCCGCCTTCGCTCATCAATAATTGCGGGTGACCCATGGACATCTGCGACGATGCAACCAAATCGGATGAAGAGTGGGTGGCCCTAAAAATCAAGGAGGCCCGCCGCGAGCTGGAGCGGCCCGCGGCTACGCACTGCGACGATTGCGGGGATGAAATCCCCGAGGAGCGTCGGGAGTTGGTGCCGGGGTGCCGGACTTGCATTTCGTGCCAAGTTTGCCGGGAGAATGGGCGGGCTTATCGGGCGAGGTAGATAGGGGCTCTGAAATTATTTTTTCAGGGCCTCTTTTTGTGCTTGACATCGTATGCGCTCGTATGTATTATGAGGCTAAACAATCAAACAGGGGGAGGGAACATGAAACGCAATGTGCTGAAAGTCACCTTCGGGAAAATCATGGTAGGTAACAAGTTCCATAAAATCGCACATCTTGATTGTGGGCATGAAGTCACTGCAAGACGAATAGATCAAAAAACAGCGAATTGTTGGCGTTGTGACAAGAGGGCAGAGGCAGACCGCGCCGCAGTGAACGAATACATCAACGACGAACTCGGGAATTAACCGGCCCTCGGGCCAGAAAGGAAAGACCCATGAAACGGATTGACATCACCCTATCAACCGATCACCCATCATCAAGCCATGGGCTGCCGGTAGCCATTATCGACGGTCAAGCCTACGGGCCAGATGATATCTACAACGGCCTGCCGGTTGCATCCTACATCATCGTCAACATAGACCCGGAGCGAGCAGACCATGAGGACATGATGCGGTTTTTGTCGCAATCGCCAAAGGCACACGCCAGGGCTTTGGCGGCAGTGGAGCGGCTCAAGAGCGCCAGTGAATCGGATTAACCCCAAGGCCCGGGCAACCGGGCCAGACAAGGAGGATTTATGCCCAAGGTGCCGATGTTTATCAGGGTCGAGCCTGAGCTTAAAAAGTGGCTGGAGGATCGGGCCGAGAAGGAGCGCCGATCGGCGTCTGATTATGCGCGGATAGTACTGGAGGACCACCGGCGGAAGGAGGATAAGAAGCGATAATGGCCGGCATACAGAGGGTTTCGGCATCCATCAAAACAGAGTGCCGAAGGAATGGCATAGCGATAACGCTGCAACTCGTTTGACGCTCCCTGACAAACGAAAATGTACCAAAACCGGAAAAGTGAAGGGGATTCCGTTTTATCAGAATCCCCTTTAATTTCGCTTGGTAGGCGGTGAGGGATTCGGACCCCCGACTTCCACCGTGTGAAGGCAATACTTAGTTTTTGCAACAACTTACCATCATTTCTTTTTTTTGCCCTTGGTCCTTGGTACACTTGGCACAACATCCAAAGCCGCAATCATCCCCACAGTCCGCCGCTCCATAGCCCTGGACACATACTGGTAGTGTCTCCGGATCGTCTCCGGCGACGACCCCACCAGGTTCGAAACCGCCCCGATGTCTGCGCCCTCCGAGAGCGCCCTCGTGATGAACGCATGCCGCAGATCATAGGGCCGCAATCTCCTCCGGATACCTGCCCGCTGTAGCGCGTTTTCCCAGGACGTTTGGATCTTTAAAATAGCCCTGCGCCCATACCTTATTAAAGGCCCCTTGCCCCCGTCCTCTTTTTTCCACGCATCGAGATGCACTTGCAGGCCGGCATGGATCGGCACATCTCGAAACCGCGCGCCGCCCTTATGCGCCGACGTGACGCGGATCAGCCCAGCGGCCTCGCTGACGTCCACCCAGGTGAGCGAAAGCAGCTCCACGGCCCCGGGGCGCAACCCCAGATACCAAGATAGGATGATCGCCCGCCGCAGATGCGGCACGGCGGCCTGATAGATCGCCTCAGCCTCTTCTGGTGTCGGCGGGATGATCACATCATCATCCGCTTCGGGCAACTCGTACCCGGCCAGTGGGTGTATGGGGATCAGCGGAGGCCGGCGTTTCTTATCCGCCGCCCAGGACAAGATCGACTTAATATCGGTCACCTCGCGCCGGATCGTGGACCCGCGAACGAACGTACCTTTTTTAGTCATGTGCCGGCGGCGACTTTCCACGAACTGATCGACATCCTCCGGCGTTATGCTGGATGCCACATGGTTGCCGATGGACGGCAGAATAATGGCCGTCAGGCGGATTTCCAGCTCCTTGCGGCTCTTTTCCCTAAAGTTCTTGGCCGCAAGGTAATCCTTGGCAATCTCCGCGAACCTGGGACCCTCCGGTGCTGGCCGAAGCGACCGCCGGCCGCCGAGCTCCATGTCTCGAGCCCGGGCCCGAGCCTCGGCCACGGCGCCCCGTCCAAAGTATTCCCGGGTTCGGTTCGGCTCATCTGGCCAGTAGCCTTTCCGGCCGGCGACGTACCAGCGGCCGTCATCCTTTTGGCCGACTGCCATTTAATTGCTCCACGCCGTGACGCGACCGCGCTCGACGTAAACGAATTTGGTCCTGCAGGATGTGCATGGTCTATAAACGTATTGCCGAATACTGGCGCCGGCCTGCACATAATCGTGAATGCGGCCCCACGGCCCAGGAGTTCCCCACGAGCAGAGCAGGGCGCACTCGCCCATGCCGATCACGATGCTGCGCGTCTCGATCTCCTTCCATTCGGCTTCGGTCACGACCCGGCGCAGCCTGATTTCACTTTCTATCTTTGCCGATGGGCTGACATGGTAGGCCGCGCAGATCGAATTGGTGTCTTGCCGAGCGAGTTCGTCAATGCTCATCATGGATACAGCCATCGGAGACCCCGCGCACCCGACGAGCACCAGAACCACTAAAAGCATTCGCGCCATGGTTTGACTCCCCAAAAATTTTGACCGCCACAAATGCACCGCGAGGGACGAATATGGCCCGCCTATGGTGGGCCTCTCCATTATTGATATCTATCGCCCGAAACTCTATCGTTACCGCCTCTCCCGCCGCCGCCATTCGTATCGCTCCGGCTATCTTTTTGGAGTCCTTTTCTTCGTACCACGGCAGTCTGTGGAATGGCCGCCCGCGTATGGTTTTTAGGCGCGACGGATTGAGGGCCATCAATCGATCATAGGTTATGCTTTTAATTCGCCCGGAGTGGTCGAGAATGGCTATAGCCACGCAACTCTCCAGCGGTTCCGGACGATCGCTTCTCCGGGTTAATGGGAGCCGCTGGACCCCCTTGACTTGAAACTTGCGATTTCTGCCCTTAGCCGCTCAACTTCCATTTCGAGTTGTGCGTTTTCTTTCGCCAGCCTCTCTATGGCCATCACGAGATCCATCGTGTTGTCGCCTCCTGTGTCTGTTTTCAATTCAAGCGGTTCCGTATCTGGCTTGAACATCTCATAATATTGGATGCCGAGCACCCTCGCCACATCGGCTTGCTTTGATTGGCTCAATGGTTTTCGACCTGCCAAAAAATCGTTCATCCATTTATTATTGACCCCCACGCCTTCCGCAAACCCCTGCCGCAACCCCCTTTCCTTGATTATTTCCCATAATTTTTTGCGGAACACATCCTGCGGATTTTCCATATTAATCCCCTAACATTGGGGTAACCGTAGCGCAATCCCCAAAAAATTAGGAAAAAATGCCCTTGACATCCCCTAAATCTTCGTACATAGTCCCCAAAAATGGGGGATTAAAAACATGCAGACGAAACTACCTGACGGAATTCTCACAAAGCTTTCGGACGTGACCGGCATCAAGCCGCGCCTTCTATCCGATTACGCTAACGGCCACAAGCCTGTCGGCAGCTCCAGGGCCAAGGAGCTTGAGGCTATCACCGGCATTGAGGCCACCATCTGGCTCTACGGCACGCCCGACGAGCGCAAGGCCGCCATGATCGAAGCAGCGCGGAGGGCGGCATGACGGCAGAACAAAAGATCGCCCATGCCCGCCAGCGCCTGGCCGCATTCACGGCCCGCGTGATCTCTGAATCTCAAGCGCTGGATGCCGAGCTGGCGACGATGCAGGAAGCCGAATCGAAGCGGTGGAAAAAGGTAACGGATTGGAAGCGTTTTTTAAAAGGGGGCAAACGTGGCTGAACAACTCCGCATCGATACCCACATCTCCGATAACCACGGCAGCATCGTGATCAATAAGATGCTGGACGCCTACCGGGACGCGCCCAAGACTGAGAAGAAAACGGACGGCTCCCAGGTCAAATTGACTGAAACCCAAAAGCGCGCCTTGCAATCCGTTTGCTCCGAACTTGGCATCGGCATGAGCACCTTCATTTCCAGGTCTATCGAGATCCAACTTCGCATCCTTCCATTTGAAGAAAAACTTTTGAAGTACCAAAAAGCAGTTGTCGCTTTACTGGATTCTCTACCCTAAAAAAATTTGCGTTGGCAAGTTCACCTAAGTACCACCTAACTGATACCAAGGTTAACATAATAAAATCGGAGGGTACCAATGCTCCACCGAATCAACAACAAGGTTGTAATAGCCCGGCGCATCGACGAGGCGCCCTACACGCCCGCCGAACTGATCCGCATGGTGATCGGCCTCGGGCTTGTGTTTTTTATCATCGGGGGCGTGATCAACGCCCTACTGCCTTAAAAGGAGGTGATCGAAGTGAGTGTGCACAAACTGAAATACGATGATCTTGGAGAGTTTTCCCCGCAAGAGTTGCAGCTCCTGCTGCGCTACAAGGCTATTTTTGGCAACGAAGATGCCCCGCTATGTCCCAAATGCGAACGCGAAAAAAGCCCCATGCCCGGCCCTTCCGGCGGCATCGGCGGCGGTCCCTGCCTCTATTGCATCGAGGAGGCGCTCAGGGCCAAAAAGCCGATCATGATCAAGCACCTTCCCGAGCGCTGGCCGGCCGACTCCTACCTGATCCAGATGGCCCACGACCTCATCAAGCGTTTCCATCACGATGCCGCACGCGCCTCAATTGCCTACCTCATGAAGGCCAAGCACGGCGAAACCAACGGCAAGATCGTGCTCGGTTCGTGCGCCAAGCAGAGCCGGAAAAACAAGATGCTTCACGGTTGGGATTACATCATAGAAATCGCTTGGGACATGTGGGCCATGTTCCGGCAAGAGCAGCGCGAGGCCCTGCTGCTGCATGAGATTTACCACATTTGCAAGGATGGCGGCCAGTGGAAGCTGGAGAGCCACACCGTGGAAGAGCATGTGCGGGTGATCGAGGCTTACGGCCTATGGAAGCCGGACCTGCAAGCGTTCGCGGAGGCTATCAGAAACTCCGAAGAGCAGGAAGAAGATAAGCAAATGCGGATCGACAACGAGGCGGCATAGACGAAGACCGGCCGGCGGCCCGATGCCGCCACATCAAACAGGAGGGTTTGGTATGCGCGTTTGATGGGACAAAAAAAGCGAATGACAAGGTTGCGCATTCAACCAGGCCCCACGCGAAATCGCGAAGCCGAATGGAATCACAACCCCACAAGGAGCGAGCAATGCAACTCACCATCGAAGTCAGCGACAAGACCATGGACTACCTAAAGAGATGTGTTTCCACTCCCGAAGCGATGGCATCGGCAATCGTGGAGGAGCGCGCGGAACGGTTCGGAAAAATGGACATCGACAAGCCGTCGTGCCTTGGAGGTCCGGAAAAGTAAAGGAGGCCCCATGCAATCCGAAGAAAGCAAGGAAAGAGAAATGCAAAAGCTACGCCGCGAAACCCCATACCCGCAATGCATGGAGATCTGCGACGCTCCATCGACCTGGGGCGCGGACGTTTGCCAGGATGTAATTTGCCCGCAAAAGTTCGCGGCTTTTCTGGCCCTGCTCCTCTTCTTGCCGATCTTCGGTTGCTCCGGTTGGACCTACAACGGAATAACACGCGAAGATTTTCAGGGTGGCGACTTCATCAGCGTAGCCGCTGGCTTCGGGACTTCCTACATCGTTCATACGGCAAGCCATATCGTGGCCGCAGAGATCGCAGGGGAACACTGGCACTACGAAGGTCTATCGGAGATCGTGGACGGCGACCTATCGCCATCGGAGGCGCGCTGGTTCGCCCGGGCCGGGTTCGTGGGCCAACTCGCCGTGGGGTGGACCATGAAGGCGTGCGGCGCCGATGGTCCGTTCGCCAGAGGATACTACACCGGCACGGCTTTCGAGATCGCTACCAA